GAAACGGATCGAAAGCGGAGGAATCAGCGTATGGTGTGTCGCTTGCTGACTATGATGCAATTATATACGCGATGAAGGGCGAATTGCCAATTACCGAAACAAGCCTGATATGGTTCGACAACGAGCCAAAATTCAAGGCTGACGGCACGGTAGACCCGAAGTCAGCGGACTACAGAGTAGTCAGAGTACCGCCAGTACTTGATGAAGTGGTGTATATGCTTGACAGACTGGACAAAAACAAATGAGGACTATAAAGATCAGTTCGCTGTCAACTGCTGAAATAAACAAGGCGATAGCGCAGCTGAATCAGTACAAAACAAATTTAACTCAGAAGAATGAACAGTTTGTCAAAGCACTCGGTGACCTTGGAATACAGGTTGCCAGTACAAGGCTCGGTAGCGGAGAAGGTGACGCAGACAGACTAGGGAGTAATAACTTACAGTTCCGGATTACCTCGACAGGGGCTATCGTAGGAGCGAAACTGATCCTGACAAGTCAACCGCATACCGATGAACGGGGCAGAGTTTTCTATCCTCATCTCGCATGGGAGTTTGGTGCGGGCATTTACTATAATCGTAGTAATAGCAATCCTAAAGCGGGTGAAATGGGTTTTGGTGTTGGTACTTTCCCGAATCAGACCCATGCGTTAGATGATGAATGGTGGTACAAGGGAGATGATGGAAGACTTCATCTTTCCAAAGGTACTGAAGCAACAATGCCGATGTACACAGCCACAATCGAGATGTACGATCAACTACTGCGGATAGCTAGAGAAATATTCGGATGAATAACGAATTCTGGTTTGAGCAAATTGAAGACAGAATCCTTACGATAGTTAAAACGCGCATGACAGAACGGCTCGGAGAAAAGTATCCGACAATGTTCTTCACATCGGACGGAGAAGTCCACAAGGACATGGTTTTCCCCACGGTATATGTGCGCGAATTAACTGGTTATGAGAACGGTCGTGATCTGGATAACACGACAATCAATGCTATTATGGAAACCCTCCAGATGGAGGTTTACTCGGATTCCGGTAAGGCTGACTGCAAAAACATAATGCACGAAGTCATCAATCAGATGAAAGCATTGCGCTTCAATGTGATGGCAATGCCGATTTATCAGCAAAACGGAAATGTGGATCGCGGTGTTGCTCGTTTCAGACGAATGATCGGAGCGGGAGACACAGACATAATCATTCCTTACAAAGAGGAAGAAGATGAAGACCTGATTGTCAGCGAGTCAGGGGTAGATGCATTTATCTCGCAGGACGATGACCCTGTCGAAGAAGCATTTTTGGTATAGCGGTTTACATCCGTTTTATATAGCAACGTATTGGTAGCACCCAACAGGGTGCTTTTTTATTGCGAAAAACAGAAAGGTGGTAAAAAAATGGCATTACCTGGTAGATACCTTATAGCGTATTAAATGCGAAGCTATAAGGATGCCGTCCGAAGATAAAGTCGAATACTCTTCGGATTATTATTGCGGAATTAAGCTGAAAAACCGTTTGCAACGGCAATCAGAACCGAAGGCTGTAGGAACTACAGTCAGGGGCAACGCATAGGAGGTGAAAAGATATAATCCTCCCAAGAGTCCGCGACACCTTCGACAATGCATCACGGGTGAAAAGATATGCTGAACTGCATTGTAATGATGTAGAAGTACAGATAAAAAGCTGTGCGACAACAACTTGGTTTCTACTCTGGGAGTCCTTTTTGGCTACGGCGCTGCGGGTGCTACAAAGCCTAATGCGTTTACACTTTTAACAAGAATCAACAGCATTGGCGGCATTGCCCTGGAAACTGAGCAGATTGACGCGAGTGCTCTTGAAGACGAAATCTCTCGGTACATCGCGGGTCGTGCGGATACTGGTGGTACAGTTCCGATCACAGTCAATGCGACAGACGATACAATCACTGAGTGGGAAGCCGTTTTTGCGGCATCCCAGACAGCTGCGGAGGGCGGTGACGCAATCTGGTTTGAGGTTTGGTCACCGTTCCACACAAAGGCATTTTTCTTTAAGGCTCAGACACCTCCGGCATTCCCGATGCCTGAGTTTGAGCAGAATTCCCTTGAAACTGTTGAGATCGTTCTGACGGTCACTGAGTACAAGGGACTGGATACTGCTGTCAAGCCTACAGCGTAATAATCACTAAAGAACGGGGCGGTCTTCGGACTGCCCCTTCCCTTTTTTAACGTTTGACGGGAAGGTAAAAATAATATGATGACGCTAAAGATCAAAGATAAAGAATATAAAGTTAAATTCGGTTATAACAGCTTCTGTGACACCGACCTGATGGAGAGGACATCTACACTGCTTTCCGTCATTCGTGGTGCGGGCGCTGCATCAGACGATGATGTTTTCGGCATGGGACGCATCAAGGATCTTTTTGATTGCGTTCGTGAACTCCTGTTTGTGGGATTCAGAAAGTACAATCCTGTCGATACAGTGCAGGAAATCGGTGACCTTCTTGATGACTACAACGATGAAGGAACTGAAGAGAATCCGCACGGTATTCTGGATCTCTTTACTCTGCTCACGGAGGAACTGCTTAATGCGGGTTTTTTATCCGACATTCTGAACAAGGCAGCGGAGCAGACGAAGCCGAAGATCAGTCGGAAGAAATAAAGAAGAAACCATTCTCTCAGGCAATTTATGAGGACATCCTTCCGTATTACCTGACAATCGGAGTCAGCTACGAACGATTCATGGACAGCAGTCCGACAGAACTAGAACCGTTCATTAAGGCTGAAAAACTGCGCAGAGAGCGCATAGACAGCTACTCATGGGTAATTGGTGCGTATGTCAACGAAGCGGTATCTGTGGCTCTTGCAAACGCATTTAGGAAGAAGGGTGCGAAACCTCATAAATACAGAGATAAACCATATTCACAGGAGAACCTTACACAGTCAGAAAATCTAACAGACGAGCAAAAGAAGCAAGCTATAGACAGACTGTTTAAAGGTCTTTCCATCAAGATGGCAAATTATAATTTGGCTCATCGAAACGATTCGAAGGACGGCGATGCTGAGTAAGCATTTCCGTCCCTTTTTTTGTATTCAGAAACTCGGAAGGAGAAAAGGCAATGCCAGATATTGATTCCCTTTCCATACAAATATCGTCAGACGCATCGCAAGCGGAACGTGCGATAGACAATCTTGTATTAAAACTCGGTTCGTTAAAAAACGGTCTTGAGAATCTCAGCAAGATTCGTTTCGGAAATACGTTCTCTACGGCGGCTACTGGAATAAGCAGAATAGCTGATGCAGCGAACAGAATTGACGCTGACGCACTGAACAGGATATCAGACAGCCTTGTACGGTTGTCGGGAATTGACCTATCAGGCATTGGTGGTGCAGATCAGTTTAAAGCACTTTCATCAGGTCTTGCACAGCTTGGCAAGGTGAAAATCGGTACAGCGGCACAGCAGTTGCCTACGATAGTCACTGCACTCAGGGATCTTTCCGGAGTACAAGTTCCCGCTCATGACATTGCAGAACTCGGCAAGGCACTCGGTAAACTCGGCAGTTCGAACGCTCAGAAAGCGGTTACGAATATGCCACAGCTTGCTAATGCGTTTAAACAGCTTGTTGCGGATTTAAGTAACCTTCCTTCGATCAACAATAACGTTGTTCAGCTTGCACAGGCATTTGCTACTCTCGCACAGCACGGTAATCAAGTCGGCAACATAATGCGGTTTACCAGTGGTACATTCGGCGGTATCGGGACTGGTGCTATTCGTGCTACATCCGGAGTAAACATCCTCAAAAAGTCGATGGATTCGATGCACAACAGCATCAACGGCATCCTCGGAAAGATTACCAGACTGACTGCGGGATTCCTGTCCATCAGATCTGTTTTCAACGTTCTGAAGGATTCTGTAGAAGTTGCATCCGCTATCACTGAAGTCCAGAACGTTGTTGATAAAACCTTTGGCGAAACAAGAGTCAAACTGGAAGACTTCGCAAAGACTGCCGTATCGTCTTACGGTATGTCGGAACTGACGGCAAAGAAGATTGCATCGCAGTTCCAGGCAATGGGTGCTACTGTCGGACTTACTACAAAGCAGGTCGGCGATGCGCATGAATTCCTCAGTGACAGGATTCACGAAGCGTATCAGGTCGAGAACGCATCGATGGCAGATATGTCAGTCAACCTGACAAGACTGACTTCTGATATGGCATCCTTCTACGATGTTTCGCAGGAAGATGTTGCGACAAAACTGCAAGCGATCTTTACGGGGGCAAGCCGTCCCTTACGACAGTTCGGCATTGACCTGACACAGGCGACCCTCCAAGAGTGGGCATTAAAGCATGGTATTGATGCTGAAGTGAAGTCCATGTCACAAGCAGAGAAAGTAATGCTCCGCTATATGTATGTCATGGACAGAACAGCTGTTGCACAGGGTGACTTTGCTGACACTATCGGCAGTTGGCACAACCAGATGACGCTCCTTACCGAAGGATTCAAGCAGTTAAAGGCGATTGTCGGTCAGGGACTCATCAATATGTTCCGACCGTTTCTGATGTCACTTAATTCGGCAATGAACACTGCTATCGACCTTGTTCAGAAAGCATTTAATGCAATGGGCAAGCTGTTAGGATGGCAGATAGAGATTGAGGATGTACAGGGATCTCTCGGTTATGTAGGATCTGATTTTGATTCCGAAGATGAAGATTTGGGTGAAGCAGATGTGTCTGAAGCAGATAAAGCCGCTGATGATGTCGCTGATACTACTGAGGAACTCGCTGATGCAGCTGACAGCGCAGGAGATGTCGGCGATGGCATGAATGATGCCGCTGACGGCGCAAAGGAACTTAAACGGCAGATTATGTCGTTTGACGAACTGCACACGCTTGCAGATAACTCGGAAGATGTTGCGAAAGCGATGAAGGATGCGCAGAACGCTGTCCCGAAGACGAAGAGCAACAAGGATAAGGATAAAGACAAAGATAAAGATGAAGACAAGGGCGGCGATGATGAAGGAAATGCTTACCCCGGTGGTGGCGAAGAAGGTGAAATCACTGGCGGCAAGGTAACCTTTAAGCCCTATGAATCTCCCATCGATTCGTGGTGGGACTTTGGTAAAGCGATTACAGACAAACTTGCTGACGGCATGGAGTCGGTTGACTGGGATGCTGTAAAAGGCAAAGCAATCGGATTTGCTACCAGACTTGCCAATTTCCTTAATGGCATGATTGACAACACAAGATTCTTTGAGGATCTCGGCTCAACCATTGCCAACAGCCTTAATACTGCGCTTCAGTTTGCTTCTACATGGCTGAGAAGTATGCACTGGGGAACACTTGGTCAGAACATCGGCAACATGATTAATCGTGGTGTTGAAGATTTTGACTGGAGTCTGCTCGGAAGAACAATCGCTGATGGATTTAATGCAGCTGTCGCTTTCTGGAAGAATCTCGGTGAAACGATTGACTTCTATGAAATCGGCATGGGTGTTGCCGCTTCGATTAACAAGTTCTTCTCGACATTCAAGTTCTCAGAACTCGCTGAAACACTGAATACATGGGTTGATAACCTTTGGGACTTCATACTTGGAGTTTTGAAGGGGATTGACTGGGATACAGTCATTGAACAGGGGATTACCTTTGCTAAGACACTGGACATTGACACGATTACGTTTGCTATCGGCACATTTGCGTGGACACACGGTGGTGCGGCTGTTACGATGGCAATGCTCAAAAAGCTGTTTTTTAAAGCATTATTTGCAAGCGGTCAGGCGATACTTAATATTCCGAAACTTATCCTTAATGTGCAAGGATTTGGCTTTGCGCTTGCGGGAACAGCGGGATTTGAGGGTGCATTGCTTGTGTTTGGAAACTCGGTTATCGATGGAATAACAGGGTTTTTACAGGATCATCTGCCAGAAGAGTTTTACAAAACGCTCAATAACACACTTGGCGGTGCGCTCACAGGACTTGCCGCAGGAGTGGCGGTTGGTTCACTTGCAACTCCGATAGGAGCGGTTGCAGGTGGCATTATGGGTGCATTACTCGGCGCACTCGTAGGGAAAGTAACGGAAGGGTTTGAAAATCCAGGTGCTTTGTGGGACGCGTTTAAGGAAGGTCTTCAGTCCTTATTCTCATTTGAGAGAACGAAGGAATTGTGGGAACAGGTAAAAGAAGACTTTAACAAGGGCGGTGAGTACATCGTTGAAGGTGTTCTTATCGGCTTATTACTTCCGTTCGATGCGTTCATGGAGATTCAGGCTGTTTTCGACAAGATATGGCAAGCGTTTATAAGGATTTTTGGAATTACATCTTCTGCTGAGTCAATGTATCCGCTTGGTGAAAAGATCTTCCTCGGAGTTGTAGATGGATTCAAGAGCAAGTTTGATGAATTCGATGCAGCTGTCAGGGACTGGTACGATAACAAGGTCAAGCCGTGGTTCACAAAGGAAAAATGGGAGGAACTCGGAAACAACGTTTACGAAGGTCTGAAGACGAAGTGGGAAGAATTCTCTAAGTGGTGGGAAAACACTGGATTCAAAGACTGGTGGGACAACAAAGTTAAACCGTGGTTTACTCAGGCAAAGTGGGAAATCACAACTGATGGAATGAAGTCTGGCATCAAGACCAAATGGACTTCGTTTACGAACTGGTGGAACACTACTGGTTTCAAGAACTGGTGGGATCAGAACGTAATGCCGAATTTTACCAGAGCAAAATGGGAAGAACTCGGTGGAAACATGGAGTCGGCACTTACCAGTAAATGGAGCGCAATCACACAGTGGTGGGATACAAATGTTGTCAGCGTATTCCGCAACTCCATCGCTGAGATTCAGAGTTTGTTCAGTGGTATAGACTTCAGCTTGCCACAGATAACGCTCCCGCACTGGACAGTCACTTGGGACGATCTTGGTATTATTTCACTGCCTAATATCGGTGTTGACTGGTACGAAAAAGGCGGCTACATCGAAGATGGTCTGTTCACGATGAATCAGGGCGAAATCGCAGGTAAATTCAGCAACGGCACATCGGTTGTAGCGAATAACCAGATGATCACGGATTCCATTTCCTCGGCAGTCGAGCGGGCAATCGTACAGCAACTGCCTGGAATCATCGAATCTGCGGTCAGCAGAGCGGATACAGGCGGTGATGTCTATATCGGCGATGAACAGATCTACATGGCGAGTAAGCGTGGCGAAGCGAGAGCGAATAAACGCTACAGCCCGTCAATAGCATATTAACAATCCTGTGGAGTAGGCAACGGAGCAATCCGACCTACTCCTTTTTGGTGACCATATGAGTTTACTAAAAATAAACGGTGTTGATATACAGACACCTTCGAAATACACATACACATATCAGGATATTTCACAGCCAGATGCAGGTCGTGACCAGAACGGCTTGATGTTCAAGGGCTACGTTTGCAGTAAGGTTAAAATCGAGTTGTCGTGGAATCTGCTGACGGAAGAAGAAGCAAAGAAGCTGTTCCAAGCTGTCAAGAATGAGTACTTCTCGGTTACATATCCTGACGCAGTGAGCGGGACTACAAAGACAGGTACATTTTATGTCGGCGATAGAACTGCGCCGATGTACAGTTGGTTTCCGCACCTGCATCTCTACAAAGATGTTGCTTTTAATATTATCGAGAGGTAACCATCCATGCGGAGTGTATCAATCGGTGTTAGGGACGCTATTTTAAACGGTAAGCGTCCTTTTATTAAGGCACTGGTAACTTATAGGGACGGCTTTTCCGAATGGCTGTATGACGATGATTTCATGCAAAATTCGGTACAGTTCCAGAACGGCACATCAAGCAAAGGCAACTTTGAAATCGGTGCGGCGGTTATCGGCGCGTTTTCGTTTAATCTTAATAACTGGGATCACAAATTCGATACCCGAAACTTTGACGGCGCAATCATCAGCGCAATTATTGGCATCAATCCGAAGATGTTCGGCTATGCCCTCCTGACGGAAGTAAGTGAAATTTTCACATTAAATGATGGCGAAGTCGTTCTGGAAACGGAAGAAGCGGCAGAACAGGACTATTCGGATGCCACGGAATGGTTTCAATTTGGGCAGTACTACTTCGTGAAGCACAAGTCTGTCGGCAACGTGATTGTCTGCGATGCCTACGATGCAATGAAGCTTTTTGACGAATCATTGCTTACGGACAACTCGATTGTTTATCCCATCTCGGCAAAGAATCTTGTCAGGATGATCGCGGATCACAACGGCATCACGCTGAAGAACTATGACTTCCCTAACGGTGATACGGTCATTACCGAAGCACCGGAGGACGACTGCACAGAGCGTCAGATGCTTGCGTATGTCTGCCAGATGATCGGATGCTTTGCACGGATTAACAGCACTGGGCAGCTCGACATTAACTGGTATGATGACATTCCCGCAACGACCATTATGCATCGGTTCAGCCACAGTCTTGCAACGGAGAATATCACAATCACTGGACTGCGGATGACCTACAAGGATGTTGACGATCAGGATGCGTCAAGTCTGTTCCTGTATCG